AGAAAATAAGAAGAGATGTAAAAGTATTTGCTCCTTCTTTAGCAGACATGTTAGGTGAAACGCCTGAATAATTAGGCACTACAAGCTTCACACTCTATATCAGCATCTAAACCAGTAACCATTACCTGTTCATTTGGAGTATATGGTTTACCCTCAATTACAGGATGACAACTACAGCCTTTTAAATGTTCCGATAATGTTTTTTCTATTTTTTCTTTTTCTCTTTCCACTGCTAATAAACGTTCGTGGTATCTGCTCACCTTA